TTATGGTTTCAGAAAATGAGTCAGAGTTAAGTCCAAGCACTGGCGAGCAGATGGCAAATATAGGTTTCGTTGAAAAAACAGATAACGAAAAGATAGACATGATAAAATTCTTAGTTGATAGTGCTAAAGGCATTAATACTTCTAAGATTAACAAGGAGGTACAACCTATGACAAAATCAAAAACACAAGTTGAAAAGACAGACGTAGTTGAAGATGTTGTGGTCGCTCCAGAGGCAGATGCATCAGTTGCAGAAGTTATTGAAGAAGTTGCTAAGGCAGAAGAGGTTAAGACAACAGATGTTGTCAAGACAGACGAAGTTGTAGCAGAAGAGATTGCTAAAGCAGAAGATGCTGAAGCAATTGAAACAGTAACAGAAGTAGTTGCAGAAGTATCTAAGTCAGAAGAGGTAATTGCAGATGCAGTTACTGAAATGAAGAATACTCTAGAATCAGCCTTTAGCGATCTAGTGTCAACAGTAAAGTCTTTACAAGCAGAAGTAGAACTTCTTAAGTCTTCAAAGGTAGATGTTGATACAGTAAAAGATTCATTCGTAGCAGTTGCAAAAGATATTGCAGCAGTATCAAGTGAGTTTAATGAATTTGGAAAACGAGTAGACGCTGTGGAAGCAGACACCGCATTCCGAAAGTCTGGAGATATCGGCGATATCTTCCAGTCTCAGCCTGAGATGGTTGAAAAATCCCTATGGGGCGGTAGTTTCCTCAAAACAGCCGATCTATTCAAATGAACAAATCACTAGGAGGTGACAATATGTCAGAAGAAATAATCAAAAACCAGCCAGGCGCAGGTGGAGATCTAGGTGGAACAACACCAGGACTTTACCAGGGTCAAGGTGCTTTCGCATCAGGTGGAATTGGTGGAGTATCAAACCCAGGTGCAAACACACTTGGTAACATTCCAACAGCAACTCTTGGATCTACAAGCGGAGCAAACGCTGTTAACCCTAGTGGTTCAGCGGCTTCTGGAATTTTGCGCCCTGAGCAGGCACGTCGTTTTATCGACTATGTTTGGGATGCAACAGTATTAGCAAAGGATGGCCGTCGTGTAACAATGAAGGCTAATTCAATGGAACTTGAGAAGGTAAACGTCGGTGAGCGTGTAATCAGAGCAGCAGCGCAAGCAGTTGGTAACTACACAAACACAGGTGCAACATTCTCTAAGGTCGAACTTACTACCAAGAAGATTCGTCTTGATTGGGAAGTAACAGCAGAATCATTGGAAGATGGTGTAGAAGGTGACGCTCTAGAAGATCACTTAGTACGCTTGATGACCAACGCATTCGCAAATGATATCGAAGATCTCGCTATCAATGGTGATGGTGCAACAGGAGCATTCTTGTCAATCATGCCAGGCTTTATCAAGAAGGTAAAGACAAACGGAGATGCACATGAGTCAGTAGTAACCGTAGCAGATAATGCTTGGACACCTGATGTAATGCAGGGCATCATCAATGCAATGCCACGTAAGTACCGTGCACTTAAGAACAATCTTAAGTTCTACGCAGGTACAGATGCATTCGGTGGAATCGTTAAGAACAACGGTACACTTGCTGATGCAGTTGCAGAAGCATTCTCAGGCCAGATGCCAGGATCAACCCAGGCAAACCGCCAGTCATACCTTGATGGTATCGGACAGACATTCGGTGGAGCACGTACAACTCGTGTTCTCGGAATCGAAGTTCAGGAAGTTCCTTACTACCCAGCAGGCTATATCGACTTGACATTCCCTGCAAACCGTGTATGGGGATTCCAGCGTGACATCACTGTAAACCGTGATTACGTAGCAAAGAAGGACACAATTGAGTACACAGTATTCGTCCGCTTTGGTATTCAATGGGAAGAAGAGGATGCAATTGCATTCGCTGACGCTGCTGCAGATGAATAATCTGTAAACAGTACCTTTAATGGGGGGCGGGAGTTCACTCTCCTGTCCCCCTTAATACTTTAATGCTATAATACAAACAAGGAGGATACAATGGAAAACAATAACTATAACAATCCGTTTTCAGCAGACAATGCAGAAGAGCCTGTCCATATTGAAGTACTAGATGTTTCAACAGAAGTAGAGTCAAATGAAGCAACTGATGCAGCCAACGCAGCACAAGATGCAGCAGAGGCAGCAGTTGAAGCAGTAGTAGAAGCACCAGCAGTAGTAGAGCCAGTTCAAGC